TGGTCAACGCGCTGCGCGGGCAGGAGGTCTATCACCGATACGCCCCCGACGACCTCAGCGAGGTCGGGCTCTACGTTCGGCAAGACCGATCCCTGATGACCGTCCCCGCCGACAATACGGCGGTGCTTACCTACGGTACCAGCAAGGAGGAGGTCAAGGAGGCCATCGGCAAGGTCAGGCGCATGGAGCGGATCACCAAGGAGGCGCTGGAGTACAGCACCCTTCCGGCAATCGGCAAGCAGACGGCCCTCAATCTGGTGCTGCAGCAAGCCCACATCAACCGCGAGGCGCAGATCATCCCGGACGCCGAGCCCAAGATACTGGACGTGCAGCGGGCGGCGGACAACACGGAGCCGCTGCTCAAAGCGGTGGGCGCGGACGATCTGAGCCGCATGGTGCGCAACGCGGAGCAGCGTGAGCGCCAGCGCGGCGGGGGGGAGGACGGTTATGGCCTCTGATCTTACCCGCCTGCGGGACAGGCTCAACGCCTGCGCGGACGACCCAGCGCACGACGTGATGGAGCTGCACCGGCTGCAGGCGCAATATTGCAAGGCACTCCGGCGGTGGATTGTCGCCACGATCAATATATCAGTAGACGATGATGATATCAAGGAGGACGATCACAATGAGTAAGGCCCATAACGCGGAGCTGCAGGCCCGCGTACAGCAGTACTTACGGGAGCATGGGATGAGCCAAGCCAAGCTTGCGCAGGTGACCGGGATCAATAAGGCAATTATCAGCCAATGGTTGCGCGGGCAGTACACCGGGGACATCGCGGGCGTAGAGCAGGCGCTGGAGGAGTATCTGCGCACGGCGGTGGAGCATGAGCAGGCCCGCGAGACGGCGCTGCCCATGGTCGCCACGCAGGACTATATCCCGACGTCAATCTCTGAGGACGTATACAAGATGATCAAGTATTGCCAGCTGGAGCGCGGCATCATGATCGCTCACGGAGACGCGGGGATCGGCAAGACCAAGGCCGCGCAAAAGTTTGTACGGGATAACCCGACGCAGAGCATCTACATACAGGCGACCCCCAGCACAGGGACGCTCGGCAACATCCTCAAGCTGCTCGCGCGGGCGCTGCGTATCCCTGAGACACGCAGCAAGCTCGACCTGCTGACCAACATCCGGGCCAAGCTCGACGGCAGCAACAAGGTCATCATTATCGATGAGGCCCAGCACCTCAAGCTCTCGGCACTAGAGGAGATCAGGACGCTTGCCGACCCCAACACCATCACCGGGCAGGAGGGCATCGGCATCGTGCTGATCGGCAACACAGAGGTCTATGGACGTATGATGGGGCGGCAGGAGGCGCGGTTTGCGCAACTGTTTAGCCGGGTCAAATTTAACCGCTACTATAACACGCAGCGGATTAAGCGCGCGGATGTGGAGATGCTCTTCCCCGCCCTTGCGCAGGCGGGAGAAAAGAGAGCGGTTGACCTGCTGGAGGGCATCTGCCGGAGCAAATTTGGTGTGCGCGGTGCGGTTAATGTATACAATAACGCGGTTAACAGCGACGATATCAGCTATGACAGCCTGTATGCGAGGGCTCGCAACCTCGGCATCGGCATGGTGGTATGAGGAGGGTCAATATGGCAAGATGGACACGATCCGGGCTGGTTTTTGCGGGCGGATTGCTCGCGGGGATGCTAGTGGTCAACATCGTCAATATCATCGGGTATTGGCACGGCGGGATGCCGGGAGGAGAGATCGTCGGCCTGCTGATGATCCCCTTGTTGCTGTATGCGGGATGCATCATCGGGCAGGAGCGCAAGCAGCCCAAGACCTATCAGAGAGGCTATCGCAAGGGGTATCAGGACGGCGTGGACGTCGCAGGCAATGCCCTGCATCACGTCAACTGCCGCCACCAGATACAACCTGTTAATCATGATAGTACGGGGCAATAAAGCCCCGCCTTAATGCAGCCGATGGCGGTCACAAGCCCGCAAGTAATGCAGAGTGAGGCAATTGAGAGGAGGATGGCTATGGCACAGGAGACGCCGATCCACGCAGGAGACCAGGTGGTGATCACCCACGGCCCGGACGCCAAGCAGCATCGGGGCAAGGTGTGGGTGGTAGCGACGGGGCCGGAGCCCTGCCCCTGCTGCGGCAAGCTGGCCGTGACGCTTAAGGGTTACGATGGGATCATTGGGATCGACAATATCGCGCGGGTCAGAGATGACGATTACCCGGCGCGGTATCAGTAACATAACGCAGTCGCGCCCCGTGCGGGCGCGTGGATTGAAACGAGTGTCAAATCGCTGCCAATTGCAACCTTGGGGCCACATGGCCCCACCTAATGCAGCTGCCGCAAGGCAACGGTCGCAAGCCCGGAGAGATGCAGAGCGGGGATAAAATAACATAGGAGGCGATCAGATTGACAGATTGCAAGAGCGATCTCAAGCGGGGCGACAAGGTCGTCCTGATCGGCGGAGACGGCACGCAGTACACCGTCGCTGGCAAGCCGTATTACATGCGCTGGCTGGATCAGTGGCACGTATGGCTCAAGGAGTTAAGCGATCACTGCAACGTGGACAAGCTGCGTAAGGTGGAGGAGGATGGGACGGATGGTTAATTTTTGGCTCGGTCTGTTTGCCGGGGTGATCCTCGGTTGGATATCCCTCTTGACGCTGGCGCTCTGGATCACCTATAAGCACCGGGGTGATAAGCGATGAGGAGGCACAGTACGCAATATCGGTACTATGTGCGGGGATGTGGGCTAGGTATACTTGCGACAATGGTGTGGCTAATCTTAGCGATCCATGACCATATCATCATCGGTTGGATCGTTGCCGATTTGATTATCCTGCTGCCATGCCCACCGCGCGACATACAGGAGGATTAAGACAATGACCTACACACGACGGATCAGCAGCAAGGGCGGGATCACGATCCCGCAGCGTCTGCGGCACGAGGCCGGGCTCATGCCCGGTATGGTGGTCGACCTGACACTGACGCTCAGTGGGCCGCATAGCATCAGTCGCGGCATTACCATCAATCAGCATATGGACACCTGCCCCCGCTGCGGCAGCACGGAGGACGTCCTCGTCGCAAGAGGCATCACCGCCTGCCGCAAGTGCCTGCGGGAGATGCTGGAGGCGCTGGATGAGATGGAGGGCGACAATGGATAACGTTACGCAGCGCGTCAACGAGTACGCCGTCCTCACCCAGCAGATGGCCCGGCTTAAGAGCCGAGCCGAAGAGCTCAAGGCATATTTTGAGCGTCTCGCTGTTGCCGACCTCAAGGACACCAAGCTCAAGACGGTTGAGTACCTGGGCAGCGAGGGCGCGAGGGTCACGGTCAGCGTTACGGAGGCCCCCAAGCTGGGCTCCGGCAACATGCTGCGCGGCCTGCTCGGCAACGTCGCCGATGATTACATTAAGACCGAGACGGTCAGCAAGCCGACGGATGACCTTAAGCGGCTGATCGTAATGGCCTGTCAGGGCAGCTACATCGAGGGCAGCCTCGACCAGACGATCAGGGCGATCACGGACGATGAGCAGGTAGCCTCCGTCCTGCATAAGCGCCTCAAGGGGCAGTACAAGCGGGACATGGCGACGCTGATCAATGTGGCTGGGCTTGACACCCAGCGGGCCAGCGAGGAGGCATACCTCACGGCGGAGATCATCAACTATGAGTGGATGACGCAGGTGCTCCGGTCGGCAGGATGGACGGGCAGCGTGCAGCAGGCGGTGGATATCATTAAGTCTGCCGCCCGCGTCGAGGAGGGCATCAAGGTATCGGTCGAGACCATCTAATGATAAGGAGGAGCGGATCATGCAGGCAGCTACAGCGATGATTGACGACCGGCAGCGACGCCGGATATTTGGCGCGGCGCGCGGGCTCGGGATGACCAACGACGACCTGCACGCGCTGGCCGCCGACCTGACGGGCAAGGAGAGCCTCATGGAACTCACCACCCGCGAGGCCGACGCGCTCATCCGGGAGCTCCAGCGGCGGCAGCCGTCCTCCCCTCCCGCCCCCAAGGCGCGCAAGCCACGTCAGCACCCTGAGCATCCGGGCGGGCCGACGTCGGAGCAGCAGCGCAAGGTATGGGCCATGATGTACGACCTGCAGGCAATGGACACGGAGCCATCGGGCCAGAGCCTCGGCGAGCGGCTGAGCGGCATCATCCGCAAGGAGCTGCACGTCAGCGCTGCGGCCAGAGACCCGTTTGCATGGCTCACCTGCGAGCAGTGCAGCAGGCTCATAGACATCCTCAACAAGGGCTATATCCCCAATGTTTTCCGCGCCCGTCAGCGCGGGCCGAAGGGAGGCGGCAGAGGTGGCGGATGACCTGCTCGACCTGATCACGCTGGACGACCTCAATGAGGAGCAGCGGCAGCTTGCGGAGTTGATCGGGCTGGAGGGATATAAGGCGCTGGTGCGCACCTACGGCGGCACGCACATCGATATCCCCAAGGCGGATAGGCTGACGATGGACAGGCGTAACGACCGGATTGTTGATACATACGACGGATACAACGTCAGAGAGCTTGCCCGCAAGTGGGGGCTATCGGAGAGCCGGATATACGTCCTCACCAAGAGCAAGCGGGATAAGATCAGGTCGCGGGTGCCAGATAATCAGATAATGCTTTTTTGATATTTAAAACTCATTGCTATATAAAAATTTGATCCAAACCGTTTTCGGGGTATAACTGAGACATCAGTTATACCTCATATTTTTTGGGCGGGGAGAATTACATGAACGAGTGGGTCAAAGTGCTATTACCAATCGTGGCGGGGTTGGCCATCACCGTCATCGGATATTTCCTGCGGCAATCCTTTACACGGATTGACCGCATGCACAATGATCTCGCGCAGCTGCGGCAGGACACTGTGCGGCGCGAGGAGTACGACAAGGCCATCGACGAGCTGCGGGATGACGTCAAGGATATCCGCGACAACTACATCAAGAGGGATGATTTTTACCGTGAGATCAGCAAGCTTGACCGTAAGCTCGACGCAATACTGGATAAGGTGATTGTCATGATAAGGAGGCAGCAAGATGAGCAATGAGGAGCGGGCGCGGCTGCGCGCGGGCAATTTTGTCCACAATAACGGGCTGGTGCTGCGGATTATCAATATCCTGCGATATAAGTACAACCGGCTCACGGGCGTCAAGGACGTGGTCGCGGGCCACGGCGTCAGCGAGGATGAGTACCTCGACTCCGTCAACTTCTTGGCGGAGGAGGGCTACATCCACCTCCGCCTCGCGGCGGACAAGACGCCCGCGTCGCTGGCGGACAACGACTACCGGGATATCGAGGCCAAGCTCACCGGCAAGGGCATCCGCCTATTGAGCGGAGGTATCCGGGACAATCAGATCGAGGTGTAGAGGATGGCAGAGAGGCGCAACCGCAAGCACAGTAAGATCGACGGCCTACCGCCCGATCTCAAGGCGACGGTGCAGCAGATGCTGCTGGACGGTGACACCTACAGCGAGGTCATCGCCTACTTGCAGACGCAGGGCGTCTCAATCTCCATGTCCTCTGTCTGCCGGTACGCGCAGGCGTATCTGGCGGAGCACGAGGCGCTGATGATGGCCAATGCCAACCTGCAGCGCATGATGGATGAGGTCAGCAAGTATCCAGACCTCGACACGACGGAGGCCATTATCCGCATCGTCAGCCATAACCTGCTCAACGTCCTGAGCAACACGAGCGAGGAGGACTGGCAGGAGGTCGACCTTAGCAAGCTCCTTAAGGAGACCAACGCCCTCGTCCGGGCGTCAGCCTATAAAAAGCGGATCGCCCTGCAAAATCAGGACGCGCTGGATACCGGGCTCGACGCAGTCAAGGGGCTGGTATTTGCAGAGCTTGCCAAGGAGCGGCCCAAACTGTACCAGCAACTGGCCGAGTACGTGGACGGCAAAAAGGCGACCGGGATTACAGAGGGAGGATAACCTGTTATGTGGTATGTCTTACAGGTCAAGACCGGAGACGAGATCAAGGTGCGGGACGCGCTGCTCGCTAAGGGCGTCCGGGCGCTGGTGCCGCAGGAGTCGCGGATGATCCGCAAAGACGGCAAGTGGGGCCGCAGGCTCTACACCCTGATCCCGTCGTATGTATTTGTCGACATCAAATTTGCCGCGCAGATATATTACACGATCCGGGCGATCCCCAGCGTGATCCGGTTTGTGGGCACGGGCTGCGGGGAGCCCTCCACCCTCACCTATCTGGAGGCGGAGTGGATCAGGCTGCTCGCGGGAGACGGGGAGCCTCTGGAGTCAACCGTAATCCGGGTGCCGGAGGATGGCAGGCCGGAGATCGTGGGCGGCGTGCTCGCCCACTTCCCGGCGCAGGTCGTCGAGTACGATCTGCGGCATAAGCGGGCCAAGGTAACGATCACGCTCTGCGGGGAGCAGCGGGAGCTGCAGCTCTCCGTGGTGCGCGAGGATGATGAGGATACCGGGCAGGAGCCCGATCCAATATAACCGTAACAAATGGATCGTTCACGAGCCGGGGCGGCAGCGGCAACTGCCGCCCCCACAACCCTAAAACCGTTTAAATTTAAACGGTCTGTACCTCAAATTTAAACGATACCGGTCAGGCCGGGCGGTTGATGCGTCCCGCGCGGTACGAGCCGGAGGACATATGGGCGCTACACGGGCCGGATCGGCCCGGTGGCGGAGCATATCCGGGCCAAAAACGCGGATATTTACACTTTGCCCCGCTGCATCCGGGCGCGGATGCGTTTAAAAGCGCGTTAACCCCGTTTAAATTTTGACGCATTGATTTTTGCAAGCATCTTTACCCTTTTCCCCTGAGTGGCCTTGTGTGGCCGCTCAGGGGCCATTTTTTGCATTGTTGGAGGTGAGTCAAGGATGGCTGGGCCAAAATTAAGCCCTCTGGACGCCCTCAAGGGGGCGTTGGAGGACGCGGAAGCCAAAATCCAAGAGGATAGCGGTCAAAATTTAAACGGTCTGCGGGAACTCTTAAACGATTACCTCCGGCGCGGGGATGAGCCGGAGCGCAGGCAGCTGCTGCGGGAGTATGAGCGCGGCGGCCAGCTGACCGGCGCGCACGGTATCCGCAGGCGGCTCGGCGCTATCGACATGGAGTTTTTTGGCCGGGCGTACTTTGGCCATTACTTCTCCCGGCCCTCGCCGGATTTTCACCGCGCCCTCGACGCCATCTGGAGGGATGGCGTACTCAAGGGGCGATATCCCCTGACGGACGCGGAGGTCAAGACCATCAGCCGGTTGCCCGGATCGCGCCGGGTCGTGGCCGCGCCCCGTGGCCACGCCAAGAGCACCAACCTCACGTTTAAGGGCACCATGCATGCGGTGCTCTATGGATACAAGCACTACCCGATCATTATCTCGGACAGCTCAGAGCAGGCCGAGGGATTTTTGGAGTCCCTCCGGGTGGAGATGGAGGACAACGCCGCGATCCGAGAGGATTTTGGCGAGCTCGCCGGGCCGGTCTGGCGCGGCAATGTGCTTGTTACCCGCACCAATATCAAGATTGAGGCCATCGGCAGCGGCAAAAAGATCAGAGGCCGTAAGCACCGCAACTGGCGGCCTGACCTCGTCATCCTTGACGACGTCGAGAACGACGAGAACGTCCGCACGCCGGAGCAGCGGCGTAAGCTGCGGGACTGGTACAACAAGGCCGTCTCCAAGGCGGGCGACGATTACACGGACATCGTGTACATCGGCACGCTGCTGCACTATGACAGCTTACTCGCCAACACCCTGCGCAACCCGGCCTATCAGGCGATCAAGTACAAGGCGGTGATCCGCTGGAGCAAGGCGGACGCCCTGTGGCGGGAGTGGGAGGCGCTCTACACCGACCTCGACGACCCCGACCGCGCGGCGCACGCGCTTGCATACTTTGAGGCGCATAAGTCCGAGATGCTCGCCGGGACGGAGGTCTTGTGGGAGGCTAAGCTCTCCTACTATGACCTCATGTGCATCCGCATCTCCGAGGGCGAGAGCTCGTTTAACTCCGAGCTCCAAAATGAGCCGATCAACCCGGACGACTGTATTTTTGTCGAGGAGTGGCTCGACTACTACAACGAGGTGGAGATCAATTTTGGCAGCGGCGATTTTGCGTTTTTTGGCTTTGTCGATCCAAGCCTCGGCAAAAGCAAAAACAGCGACTACTCGGCGATCATTACCCTTGCCAAGCACACGCAGACCGGATATATGTACGTCCTTGACGCGGACATCGAGCGGCGGCACCCCGACCGGATCATCTCGGATGTGCTGCATAAGGAGGAGTGGCTGCGCAACACCTACGGGCGCGGCTACGCCAAGCTGGGCGCGGAGACCAATCAGTTCCAGTGGTTTCTTAAGGAGGAGTTGGCCAAGGCTTCGGCAAGGGCTGGCCTTTACCTGCCCATCGAGGAGGTACAGCAGACCACCGATAAGGTGATGAGGGTACAGACGCTGCAGCCGGATATTAAAAATAAGTACATCAAGTTTAACCGGCGTCATAAGCGGCTCTTAGAGCAGCTGCTGCAGTTTCCCATGGCGGCCCACGACGACGGGCCGGACGCGCTCGAGGGCGCGCGCAGCATCGCTAAAAACGAGCAGCGGTTTGTCATTTTCAGCCGCCGTGAATTAGGGATATAGGAGGAGCAAGATGGGATTATCAAGATTGAGCGAGAGATGCCGCAAGTGCCGGTATGTAGACACCTGCGATCACAAGGAGATGGAGGGACTGCTGATGGCAGAGGCTGGACAGCCAGCGGCGGCAGAGGCGGCGGCCCCTGTGCTCGCCACTGACGATACGGTAACGATCCATCTTGACAGCAAGGTCGCCGTCACCATTGACGGGGATCAGATCAGGCGTACGATCGCGCAGGCATTTGGGGCCTCGATGATGGGAGGTGCCTGAGCGTGTCAGTAGTCTACATGGACAGGGCGTCGTATCAGACGCTGGACGCGACAGGCGTTAAGCGCCTGATCGATCGGCACATGCTGGCGGGCGCGGATAAGTACCATCATCTGCAGGAGTATTACCTCGGCAACCACGATATCCTCCACAGCCACAAGGAGCACAGCGCCTCGCCCAATAACCGCATCGTCTGCAACGTCGCCAAGTACATCACGGACACGGCCACCGGGTATTTTTTGGGTAAGCCCGTGGTATATGGCAGCTCGGATGATAATTACCTCGCGCAGCTGCAGGACATCATGGACTATAACGACGAGCAGGATCACAACGCCGAGCTCGCCAAGGGCTGCTCCATCAAGGGGAGCTGCTGCGAGATGCTGTATCTCGATGAGGACGCCGCGATCCGCATGACCCTGCTCGAGCCCGACGACTGCCTCGTCATCTACCCGACCGGCTCGGAGGAGCCGATGGGCGCGATCCGGCGTATTGTTACAGAGGATAAGGACGGCAACAAGATCACGCGCTATGAGTGGTGGCGCGAGGAGGACGTCTGGTATTTTACCGCCCCGGACGGCGGCTCCCTGCAGCTCTCCGGCACGGAGGATCATTACTGGCACGGCGTGCCGGTGGTCGAGTACCGCAATAACGACGAGCGCATGGGCGACTATGAGAGCGTGATCCCCATGATCGACGCATACAACCGCGTGCAGAGTAACACGGCCAACATGTATCAGTATAACGACGACGCGATCATGGTGCTATCCCATATGGGCGCGGCCACGTCCAACGACATCGTGCAGATTAAGGAGGAGGGCGCGATCAGCCTTGCCAATGGAGGCACGATCAGCTGGCTTACTAAGGACGTCAACGACGCGGGCCTCGAGCACTATAAGGATCGGCTGACGCGGGACATCCACGCATTGAGCGGCGTGCCGCGATTGTCGGACGAGCAGTTTGCGGGCAACCTCTCAGGCGTTGCCATCGCATACAAGCTGTGGGGCCTTGAGCAGGTCACAGCCATTAAGGAGCGCAAGTTTAAGCGCGGCCTGCAACGCCGCGCCGAACTGATTACCAACATCCTGCATATCACCAGCAATCCCACCTATGATTACCGCGACATCGACATCCAATTTCGGCGTAATCAGCCGCAAAATCTGCCCGAGCTCGCAGACGTGGTGACCAAGCTGGCCGCCGACCTCTCCCGCGAGACGCGGCTTAAGCTCCTGCCCAACGTCAGCAACGTGCAGGATGAGATCAATAAGCTCAGGGCCGAGGAGGAGCAGCAGCTTAAGGCTGCCGACCCCTCCACCGGGTATGAGGCGCTGGCCAGGGCGCTGCGGGAGGCTGAGGCGACGCCTCCCACAGCGGATGAGGACGGTGACGGCGCATGAGCAGCAACCGCAATTATTGGGTTGATCTCGCCAAGTCGGAGGCGCTTAAGACCGAGCGCCGGGCCGACCAGTATACCAACGAGCTTATGACCATCTATCAGGAGGCTGCGGGCCAGATTGAGCGCGAGATCGCGGCAATCTATGGCCGGTACGCCAAGGATAATCAGCTCACGGACGCCGTGGCCCGCCAGTACATCAGCGGCAGGGAGTATAGCTCGTGGCGCATGTCCATCGACCGGTACGTCAAGGCCATCTCCGGCCCCGCCAAGGATAGCCGGATGCTGCTGGAGATCAACACCCTCTCGGCCAAGAGCCGGATCAGCCGCAAGGAGCAGCTGCTCGGAGACATCTACCGGCACATGATCGATCTCGCCGGAGACGCGGACGGCAGGATCAGGCGGATGATGCGCGACACGCTGGTCAACAGCTATTACGAGGGCTGCTACGGCGTGCAGCGCGGGCTGCGCCTTGGGTTTGGCGTCGCGCGTCTCGACGATAAGCTCATTAAGCGAGTCCTTGATGAGCCGTGGAGCGAGCGGCAATTTTCCGCCGCCGTGTGGGGCAATACCGACCATCTGGCGATGGTGACACGGCGGGAGATCTCTATCGGCCTTACCAAGGGCAGCAGCATCCAGCAGATGACCAAGGGCGTCAACGACGCAATGGGCGCAGGCCGGTACGCAGCAGAGCGCCTCGTGCGCACGGAGTGTACGCATTTTGCTGCCGAGGCGCGGCTGTTGGCATATAAGGAGACGGGCGTCAAGCGCTACCGTTTTGTCGGCGGCGGCGAGGGCGGGCATTGCGATTGTGCCACACTCAACGGACAAGAGTTTGACCTTGACGATGCCAAGCCCGGCATCGACTACCCGCCGATCCACCCCAATTGCACCTGCACCATCGTGGCGGTACCGCCCAGGCGCATGTTTTG